TACCTCTTTTAAATTTTTGTTCCTTTTCCTTGCTAGCTCTTGGATTCTATCAAGCATTATCATGATTAATTACCTCTTCTCCGTGAGTTTTTACAAGAAATCAAAAAAATTACACAAAAATGTATTTTTCAGGTTGACTAGTACACTATTATATAATATACTATTTCTTGTAAGTTAATTTGTAATAAAAAAACGACGTAAAAAACTATCGAATGCAACTAAAATTCTTGGCGGAATTACTACAGTTGTTGCTTTCGTAATAGGTTATTTATTGTACCTTTATAGTACATTATTGTGTACAAATAGTCAATAATACGTACATTTTTTATTACATTCTCTTGCAAAAAATAGAAAGAAGGTGAAGTTGATGCCGGAAACCAAAAACGGAAGAGATAAGATCATTCAATATTTAACTATTAACGATATTTCAATCAGCGCTCTAGCGACTATGTACGGCGAGACTCGGCAAAATATGGCAGATTACTTGTCAGGCAGAAAAAAGAACCCAAAAGCAAATCAAGTAATTTTGAAAATTATTTCTGACTTTAAGATCAAATAGGAGGAAAAAGAATGCAAGAATTAAAAATTCTAGGAAAAGAGAAAGTCGGCAAGTTTGAATTTACCGGTATTGAAGGTGGATTCGGTGAAAATAAAAAGGCAATGCTTGTAAGAGATATTGCGGTGATTCACGGGCAACCGTTAAAGGAAATCAATAGAAGAATCAATGACAACCGAAAAAGGTTTAAAGATGGAATTGACATTATTGATTTTCTAAGTGGGTCTGAGCCACTTAGAAAGTTTGCTGAAGATAACGGGTTTATCGGGAGCAACAGAACCCAGCATGTTTATCTTTTATCTGAAAGAGGATACGCAAAACTTTTAAAGATTCTTGAAGATGACAAGGCTTGGGAAATTTACGATGAACTTGTGGATAATTACTTCAACATGAGAGAAGCCATCAATACGGATTCAACAATCGGGCTGAAAGACAAGCGTTTAGCAATCATGGAAGAAAACGCAAAGACAAAACAAGCCCAGTTACTTTTCAAGGTTGCTACCGGTACGGCTTCAAATAGCGCACGTGAAAGAATTTTCGCTCATATTGCTACAGAATTAACGGGTGAAAAATTTATACCAGAAATTCAAGAGAAAGAATTTAGTGCAAAGGAAGTCGGCGATGAACTTGGTATTACTGCTAATAAAGTTGGTAGAATTGCAAACATTCTCGACTTGAAAGCTGAACAACCAGGGCAAAATCAATTTGGTCGTTGGGCGATGAGTAAATCACAGTATAGCAATAAAGAAGTAGCTCAATGGCTATATTATCAAGCTGGCGTGAATAAAATTGCTGAATTTTTAAGAGAGGGTTAATAGAAATGGAATTTGAAACTGTAAAGGAATGTTTAGAAATGTTACTTGATTTGAATAACACTGAAAATGAATTACAAGTAGATGGAAAACTAGGAACTATTAATGATTTAAAAGATTTTAATTTTGAATTAATAGTTAATATGTGTGATCTCCTAGGACTGGAAAGCCTTTATTTAGGAATCGATACAGATGAAAGCAATTGATTTTGATAAAAATGAAAACATCTTAGATGAAGTAAGAAGGTGGGCGACATGATGGCGAATGGGTGGAAAACACCACAGGAAATCATGAAAGACTACGGATTAGAAAAATCAGCATTTGCAGAGCGTAAGCGAGATTGTATTGCTAATCCAGAGTATCGGGATGCAATCGTCCAAGACGGCCGTAAAATGACATACATCATTGAAGAACGTTGGCAAGCATACTTAAGATATCGATCAGAGCAATACCGAATTAGGATGCTAGATCCACATATTAGGAAAAGCACGGCTAATTGATGCGGATTGACTGGCGGGCCAAGTTACCAAGATAAGGAGGAATCGGAATGGAAAAGGGAATCACCATCAATCTAGACATGTTGGGACTGTTGCTAGCCATGGTGACAGACGCTGACTGGGAGACAGAAAACGAAGAGAACGTCGCCACTTATTGCATGGCAAAAACGTTTAAAGAATACGGCTATAAAGCAGGCCTTGACCTAATTGGCTATGTTGCCGCATTCCAGTTGCGAGAAGTACGTAAGCGCGGTGGAGACACTGGAAAGATCATAGATGTTTTGACGCAAGAATTTGGTGCTGACGGGCTTGAAGCGACATCTGCAAAGCTCGAGGAAATCACTAAGAAGAAAAGGAGAAATAAGAAATGAACGCATTAGTAGGACTTGAACAAATTAGAAGGAAATTGCTTAAACAGTACACTGTGGCTGACATTATGGCCATGGACGAATGGTTTCTTGAACAGTCGCTTGATATGGCCGTCAATCGAGCGAAACTGATGGACGGTTTGGAAAGACTGGACGAATGCAAGGGACGTCTGTTCAAAGATACATTGAAAGGAGGTGAGTGAAATGAGCGAAAAAATCGGCCTGGCATTGACTGAGCTGGAAGATCATCGTGAAATACTTTGTGAATTTCCACCGTCAGAATCCGGAATGGCTAAAGGAACTAAAGCCATCATTGAATTCGAAGAACTTAATGATTCTTTCGCAAAGCGTCAAAAGTTTGCCACGATCGAAGCATGCTGCATAGTCGATAAGAATTCCGATGTATGCGATACGATCACGCAGTGCAAATCGCTGAATGGCCGAGTTATCGGCATTGTAACGGTTAAGAAAATTTCGGAATAAAAAAACCGCCCCTGGAAAGGCGGGGCGGTCCGAAATTTTAAAACTTAAAACGTGTTTACCTATAGCACGTTTATATTATAGCACAAAATGGGAGGAAATAAAATGGCAATGAAAATTGCAGAATTGCAAATAGAAAATGTCAAGCGCGTAAAAGCCGTAAAGCTCGAGCCGTCAGAAAACGGTCTGACCATCATCGGCGGCGATAACGCGCAAGGGAAAACGTCAGTGCTTGACGCAATCGTCTGGGCACTGGGCGGAAACAAGTACAAGCCGTCCGGGGCGCAGAATCGTGATTCGATTCTGCCACCTAAGCTTCACCTGGTCATGAACAACGGGCTTGTAGTGGAACGGGTCGGCAAGTCTTCGGCATTGAAAGTAATCGATCCTTCAGGCAAAAAAGGTGGACAACAGCTGCTCAACTCTTTTACCGAAGAGCTGGCGCTTAACCTGCCGAAATTCATGGAAGCTTCGGATAAATCCAAAGCCGACACTTTGCTTCGTATTATCGGTGTCGGGGATCAGCTGGCAAAGCTTGATCAAGATGAAAGCAAACTCTATAACGAGCGCCACACCATCGGTCAGATTGCTGATCAGAAGGAAAAGTATGCCAAGGAAATGGTGTACTATCCGGACACGCCAAACGAGCCGGTCAGCGTCTATGAACTGGTGCAGGAGCAACAGGCAATTCTGCTGAAAAATGCCAAGAACCGTGAAAAACGGGAGCAGAAAGAAGAACTGAAGAAAAAGCTCGACGAAGTTGAAAATGCGATTATTGACACGGAAGAAGAGCTTGAAATGTTGCATGAGCAAAGAAACAAGCTTGCTGAAGATTTGAAAACTGCCGAAAAGACAGTGGCAAATCTCCACGATGAAGAGACGGCAGAAATCGAAAAGAAGCTCGCTGATGTTGACGACATCAACCGCCGTATCAGGGCCAACTTAGACCGCGAAAAAGCCGAAGACGAAGCGCGTGAGCACCGTGCACGGTATGACCATCTGTCGGCAGAAATCGACGATATCAGAGAGAAGCGCCAGCACCTGCTTGACAGTGCAGACCTGCCGTTGCCGGGGCTTTCGGTCACAGACGGCAAGCTGACGTATAACGGCGCTGAGTGGGACTGCATGTCGAGCGCAGAGCAGCTCAAAGTAGCCACGGCGATCGTCCGGAAACTCAAGCCGGAATGCGGGTTTGTTCTCATGGACAAACTCGAGCAGATGGACCTCAAAACGCTCAAGGAATTCGGGGCGTGGCTTGAAGAAGAAGGTCTGCAGTGCATTGCGACCCGAGTATCGACGGGCGACGAGTGTTCGATCATCATTGAAGACGGCAGAGTAGTCAAAGGAGGGGATGCCGGTGTAGTGACAAGCCGGAAGCAAGAGGCAACTGAAACGACATGGAAAGGAAGAGGTGCATTTTAATGAGATTTGAAATTGAAGATACAAAGCAGAGCAAGCCGTTGAAAACAGTGCTTTATGGTGTTGAAGGAATCGGCAAGACGACGTTTGCGAGTCAGTTCCCAGGGGCACTTTTCATCGATACAGAAGGGTCGACAGGCTTCGTCAATGCGAAGAAAGCCCCGGACCCGACGTCATGGACGATGCTGCTCGAAGAATTGGAGTGGATCAAATACGACAAGCCGGCAACAACAGTTATTGTCGATACGGCGGACTGGGCAGAAACACTTGCCAAGCGATATTTGATGAACGCTAATCATTGGAAGGCAATCGATTCGTCCAACTACGGTGCGCGTTACGTCGCACTTTCTGACGAAATGGGAAAAATGCTCAATGCGCTGACGGAAATTCAAAATGCCGGCATGAACGTTGTCATTACGGCGCATGCCGAGCAGAAAAAGACCGAGTTGCCTGACGAAATGGGGCAGTTTGACAGGTACACGCTCAAGCTTGAGCGCAGGGATGCAGCTCTTGTCAAGGAATGGGCAGACATGATCCTGTTTGCCAACTACCGGACAGTACTGGTCACGGACGAAAACGGCAAGAAGAAAGGCACTGGTGGCGAACGCGTACTTTATACGACGCACATGCCGGCATGGGATGCCAAGAACCGCATTGGTCTGCCCGACGTAATGCCTTTTGATTTCCAAAAATTCGCGCCGTACTACACTGCCGCAACGGGAATCACGGAAACACCGGTATCACAACCAGTAGCACAGTCAGTACCACAACCGCAACCTGCACCAGCCGACCCGTTTGAACAGGCAGTCTCCGCCACAGAACAAGCGGACCCGTTCGAACAGCCGATTGAAACCGGTGAAGAATTCGAATTCCCGGCAAGTGTTCCGGCAAGCGTGACCGATTTGGCAGTCCGTTCACAGATCACCATCGCCGACCTGATGCAGATCATTTACAAGGGCGGATTCATGCCGGCTGACACACCGGTGGAAAACGTCCCATCGGATTTGTGGGAACACATCGCCGCTAACTGGGACAAAGCGCTTGGCGTAATTGGAAAATAGGAGGAATAAGCTATGATGGAAAAATTGGATATTGAAAATTTGGCCGCAAACATCATGAAGTTTACGGTCGACAAGAACGGCAACGTGCAGATTGCACTTGAAGCCTGCAGCTCGGACGTTGATTTGGAAAAACTGAAAGCATTGAAAGATCTGGACATTTTCGTGACGATCAAGTCATCGCAGACAGACCTTTTCAACCCAGAACAATAGGGAGGACGACAATATGAACAACAACATGATGAACGACAATGAGTTTCTTAGTTTCGATGGCCCTATCACGGCCGAAGAAAGCCAGTTTGTGACGCTTCCGGAAGGAACGTATCAATTCCAAATCATGAGCATGGATCGCAAGCGTTATTCTGGTAACTCGACGAAGATTCCGAACGGAGCACCGTTTGCGGAAGTGCAATTGCGTTTTGACGGCGGCGACAAGGGCACAACGACAGTTACGGAGCGCTTGTATCTGCTCAAATCCATGCAGTGGAAGTTGACTGAATTCTTCCGTTGCCTCGGTCAGCAAGTTGTTACAGGTCAGCCGTTTCAGCCGAACTGGAACATCGTCGGCAAGACAGGAACTGCCGAGTTGTCAGTACACCAGTACACGAACCGCAACGGCGAAGAGCGCACAAACAATCAGGTCAAGCGTTTCAAAGCACCGGAAGACGGAACAGCGCCACAGAACGTCGCACAGCAACAACCAGTTCAGCAGGCACAACCACAGCCGGTTCAGCAACAACCGCAACAGTCAACTGGGTACACGCCGGGAATGGGAATGTTTTAAGGCGGTGATTAAATGAGCGAAGCTATGAAACTACGACCGTATCAGGAAGAATCCCGTGAAGCGGTCGAGAAAGAGTGGGCAGACGGCAAGAAACGGACGTTGCTTGTTCTGCCGACCGGGACAGGAAAAACGATTGTCTTTTCCAAGATTATCGAAGATCAGGTACGTGCCGGCGACCGTTGTCTGATTCTTGCCCACCGTGGCGAGTTGCTTGAGCAGGCGTCAGACAAGCTTTACAAGAGCACGGGAATTCAGACAGCAACTGAAAAGGCGGAAGAAACGTCACTGCAGTCATACCGACGTGTAACAGTCGGCAGTGTGCAGACCATGCAACGTGACAAGCGCCTGGATCAGTTTCCCAAAGACTGGTTCGATACGATTGTTGTCGATGAAGCTCACCACTGCATCAGCAGCGGCTATCAGAAAGTGCTGAAACATTTTGAAGGTGCAAAGGTGCTAGGTGTTACGGCAACACCTGACCGCGGGGATATGAAAAATCTCGGCGAGTATTTCGAAAGTCTTGCCTATGAGTACGGGCTTGCGCAGGCAATCAGGGAAGGCTATCTTTCGCCAATCAAGGCGCTGACCATCCCACTTAAGCTTGATTTGAGCGGTGTCAAGCAGTCGGCTGGAGATTTCTCAACGCATGACCTCGGCGATGCACTTGATCCGTATCTGTGGCAGATTGCCGACGAGATGGTCAAACATTGCAAGGACCGCAAAACAGTGGTGTTCCTGCCGCTGG